AGAGGAGCACTAGCCCTTGCAGGAATCTGACCCCTGCTCTGGGAACACTCGGCAACGAGGGTAGACGGTCACGCCTAGTGACCGATCAGCGTTCAAACGTACATTGCGAATGGTTGTCCACCGAACAAAACTAGACAGGCTCCCATGGGCTACTTGCCCTAAATAGTGGGGGACACAAACCACCACACTCTCGCGTGTAATTCGAGGACAACCGAGCGAGTGCCCTTCTCGCTTGGGCGTCAGCATCTCTTGACCTTGACCTATGCTCTTGACATGAGTGGAAACCCCATCTACGGAACCAAACAATGGAAACAACTACGGGCCCAAGTCATCCAAGACGAACCCGTATGCCACTGGTGCAGGCGAAAACCCAGCACACAAGCCGACCATGTCATAGAAGTTGACGCAGGCATAGACCCATACGACAGAACCAACATCGTCGGATCATGCGCCAGTTGCAACGCCAGCCGGGGCGCAACATACGTCAACCGCAAGACCGCCGCTCGAATACAAAACCGCAACAACGCAACAAACGGAACAACCAAACATTCCGAAAAAAGAAAAACGGAAACACCGTTTTCTTTTTTAGCAGAACGATCCACCCCGAGCCCCCACTCGGAAATACCCTCAACTAGCCTGAACCAGCAGGAACCGAGCGGAACCAGCGGTGGTTCAGCCATATCTGGTCGTATCGAGCCGAGGTTGGTCACGCCTGTTCCACCCGGTGAGAGTTTTGGTCCTGCCCTAACTGCTTGGGCGAAGCGCGTGCTCAATATTGATCTGATGGAATGGCAACAGCGCATTTGCAACGACGCCTTGACTGTGGATGCCGACGGCGACTTCGTGTTCCGTGAGGCTTGTATCAGTACGGCTCGACAAAATGGAAAAAGTTTGGTCATGCGAGCGGTCGCTGGTTTCATGGCGACTGAGTATGCAGCTGCACGTCGCGAACCTCAAACGATCGTAATTGTCGCTAACCAGAAGCGTCGAAGTATGGCGTTGTTTCGTGATGTTGTCCGCGACCTTGAAAACTTTGATTGCAAGGTTCGTTGGCAGAACGGTGACGAGCGGATCAACTTTCCTGACGGCTCGTCTATTTCGGTTGTCGCGGCGTCAGCTCACGCGCACGGTATGACTGCCTCAGTTCTGCTGGTGGACGAAGTTTGGGACATTGGTCCCGACGTTGTTTTTACAGCCCTGCGTCCGTCACAAATTGCGGTCAAGAATCCGATGATGATGATGTTCTCTACTGCGGGCGATCAAGGTTCAACAGTGCTTTTGCAACTTCGAGAGCAAGGCATTTCAGCGATTGACTCGGGCCAGCCGACGGCGCTCTATTTTGCTGAGTGGTCATTGCCGCCCGGTGTAAGTCTTGAGGATCGGTCGCACTGGGGTTGGGCTAACCCAGCGTTGGGGACGACGATTACGGCCAAGGCTTTGGAGTTGGCTTACGACTCGCCGAACCGTCAAGCGTTCATTCGTGGCCACCTTAATCTGTGGGTGGATTCGACAAACTCTTATTTGCCGATCAACTTATGGAACGACCGCAAATCCGACAGACCAGCACCATTGACCCAGTGGCTCACCATTGACTCATCAGTTGATGACTCTCGGTACGTCGGAATCTCCACTGCTTTTGATGACGGTCGCGTCATCGTTTCGGTTGCGTTTGTTGTCGAGTCAGCTGCACAAATGTGGGAGGAAGTTGTGCGGATCATGCACGACCAAACCGTCAAACTTGCGGTCACCCCATCGCTAGAAATTCATTGCCCCCCAGACCTACGGCGTCGGATGCAAATTGTCGGCTACGCCGAGTTACTCAAATGGACTGCAGCTTGTCGCGCCATGATCGTTGAGGATCGCGTTAACCACACTGGCGATATTGCACTGGCCGAACATCTCGCTCGAGCCGTCGCCGTCAAAACGGGCGGGTCCATCGTGCTCAGTTCGCAGAAGTCACCCGGACCCATAGAACTTGCTCGGTGCGCAGTGTGGGGAATCATGCTGGCGTCTAAACCAGTCAGGTCTAACAAAGCCGCTTTCGCTTTTGGCTAGGGGTACTTACATAGACGCAAAATTTGTGAGAGACTCGCAAGTGATGGCTCTTTTCGGTAACAAGAAAGTAAGCGCAACCCCAGCGTTTGCGTCCGCGCCGATACAGGCTGCAGCAGGTTCTGCCGCACAGGTGGGTCAGTTCTATACGTACTCCGTCGGGGCGTCGCAAGAACTGGCCCTCTCTGTTCCCACTGTTGCCCGCTCGATTCAAATGATCGCGTCCATGGTCGGCTGCTTAGAACTCAAGCATTACACCACCCAGTGGACTGGCGAAGAGTACGAAGAGATCTATTTGGAGAACGAGTCGTGGATGGATCAGCCCGATCCCAAGGTCACGCGCAACTTCATTTTCTCCCAGCTCGTCACCGATCTCATGCTTCACGGTCGCGGATTCTGGTACATCACCAGCCGATCCACAGCCACAGGACGCCCGCTTTCGTTCCAATGGTTACCCGCCGCAATGGTCACGACCATGGATCAAGCAGGTCCGCAATGGTTCGGCCCGTCGGACCAAGTCGAATTCAACGGTTACCCACTTGCAACCGATGACGTCGTGCAATTCTTAGCACCGACTCAAGGGCTGCTCTATACGGGCAATCGGGCAATCATGACGGCCTTAAAACTTCAGCAATCCGCTGATCGTTTTGCTGTCAACGAGATTGCCGCTGGCTGGTTGCAACAAACCGACGCATCCGAACCAATGTCTGCCGAAGACCTTTCCGAACTTGCCGCCGCGTGGCGTAATGCTCGTCAGGTAGGGGCTATTGGGGCCCTTAACAGCGTGGTCACATTTAAGGAATTTAGTAGCGACCCAAATTCCTTGCAATTAATTGAAGGCCGCCAGTTCCAAGCATTAGAACTGTCTCGGGCCACTGGAATTCCCGCATACCTTTTGGGCATTGGCGTACAGGGCTACACATACCAGAACGCGCAACAGGCACGCCAAGATCTTTACTTGTTTGGCACCAAACAATATTTGGATGCCATTGAGCAAACATTGTCAATGAACCAAATTTTACCGCGTGGACGCTACGTCAAATTTGATGTTTCCGATTATGTCTACGAAAACGATTTAGGAAATGTTGAGCGCGAACCCGCTTTTGATTCAGGAAACCGCGAGGAAGAATACTCATGATTAGATTGACCGCTCAACAGATCACGCTGGACGCGTCCGCTGATGGTGAACCAACACGCCAGATCACGGGCCTTGCTGTCCCGTGGAATGTCAAAGCCACTTTAAGTGGTGGCGAATCGGTGGTTTTCCTTGAGGGCTCACTGCCCGAGGACGGCCCAATGCCGAAGCTCTTGGAATACCACGACGACACGCGCGTCATTGGTCGAGTCACCGAGCGCGTATCAACTTCTGAGGGCATGATGTTCGTGGCAAAACTGAGCGCAACTCGCGCCGCCGATGACGCTCTTGCACTGCTCGCCGACGGCGCTTTAGACAGCGTTTCGGTGGGCGCAATCCCTACCAAGTTCAAGCGCCTGTCAGACGGGACCCTAGAGGTCTCTCAAGCCCGATTCGTGGAACTGTCGGTTGTCACCGTCGGAGCTTACGAATCAGCGCAGGTCTACTCAGTCGCAGCCTCATCACCCGATGAAAGCGAACCCGACGAAACCGAAACCCCAACAGAAACAACCCCAACACCATCCGAGGAGGATGAAATGTCAGAACCCACAACCGTTGAAGCCGCAGTCGCGACTCAACCCATCTACGCAACCGCTGTCAAGCGTGACGCAAAATTGCCGACCGCTGTCGAATACTTGAGTGCTGCCATTGCTGGCGGAACTGCTTGGGAACGTATGCACGAAGCACTTCGCGCTGCAGCTCCTGACGTGGTCACCAGCGACACACCCGGTGTGCTCCCCACTCCAATCATTGGACCTGTCTACAACAACTTCATTGGCCGTCGCCCTGTCGTTGATGCAATTGGTGCTCGTTCCATGCCCGGTGGAGGCAAAGTCTTTATTCGCCCTGAGGTTACGACTCACACGAGCATTGGTGCAAGCCTCGCCGAAATGAGCAACCAGTCAGGCACTCTTGTGGTTAGTTCAAACCAAGTTACAAAACAAATTTTCGGTGGCTATGTGAACGTGTCCGAAGCCGATCTGGATTGGAGCGATCCCGCGATTTTGTCAATCTTGCTTGACGACATGGGCCGTATCTACGCAAACGCAACCGACAACTACGCAGCCGACACTTTGGTTACAGGCGCAACCACCACAAGCAACTTCACTGCAGCATCTGTTGATGATCCGTCTTACTGGGCAGAATGGGTTGCAAATGCAGCAGAAACCATTCTTTCCGCATCAAACGGCAACTTGCCAACGCATATGTTCATGAACCCATCAATGTGGGCCGAACT